CGGAACAATAACAACATTCTCTACCTTTTGGCCGCCTTTGTAATACTGATCTAGATCGGTTCGCCCAAGTATTAAAGGAGATAGTTCGCCACTGGCAAAACTACTCTGTAAAAATTGCGACTTAGCCATAATCTTCCTTTAAATAGTCTGGACTTAAATTAGTATCTTACGTTAATAAACGGTCTATCTTGAATAGGAGTTTGAGGATGCTGCTGTGAATCTGTAAATCTAGCCATGCGAGATGCGTTTGAATATTGAGATGCAAGAAGCTCCATTGAGACTGCGCTGTCACGAATAGATGGGGCAAAATCCATACCTAAAGCATATTCAATCATCTTGTTGAAATATGGCGGCCAGTCGCTTTCAGGAACGTTTGCAATGTAATCGCAATACAGCGGGCCATCATAGTTAATGTAAATTTTGTCGCCAAGAATTTGATAAGCAGTGCCAGGGTTTAGCTTGATTAGAACTAACATATCCGCAGGAAGCTGATACATTGTAGACCATTCATTGCCTATTGGAGTTTCTACCAGCTTGCTTAACTGTGCTTTTCGTCGAGCAAAGCCCCAACGGTATTTAGTTAATTCGTTTTGTACAATGCCGTCATACAAATTACTGGCTACAACCTGTGCCCGAGTATTTCCGTCAAGTGACGTTACAGGCAAATCGCCAATTAAAATTAACGCATTAGAGATTAGCTGAATCTTACTAGCCATAGGGAGCCTTTTAAAGTTAAAAGAAAGGGGGCCGAAACCCCCATTCAGTTACAAAAATACGACATTAAGCGGTCTGAGTGTATTGAACCTTAACGATGCCGTCAGTGTCACGAGCAACCGCGCCAGCTTTCAACATACCGTTACACAACCAAGAAGTGCGCTCAGGAACCCAATCAATGTCAGTCTTCATGTCAATACCGATGGCCAGGCCAACAGCAGGACGGGCGAAGAAGTAAGAATCCACTACGTTAGTAGCAACAGTCAAACCACCTTCTGCACGATCTTCAAGAACAATAAACTTAAAGCCAGCAAGAGTATCAACTTCACCGTTTACAAGAGCTTTTACGTTCTGGTAATCAGCGTTAGTGATTTTCTCGTCGTTCAGCAAACCACCCAAACCTAATGCGTTAATAGCAGCATACAGCTCAGAGTTGGGCACGCCTTTAGCGCGAAGAGAGACTTGGGCTTTAATAATCTTAGCCATGTTCAGGTTAGACGCAGTTCCGCCAACACCAGTGCCAACAGTAGCAGCATAAGCGCCAGCATCGTCCATTGCGTCAATAACGAGCTGATCGGATCGACGACCAAGGGCATTTGCAATAGTGCTAGCCAGCTCTTGCTTCTCGTCAAAGTTTACTTCTTGAGCGTCAAAGATGTCAGTGAACTCTGGAGCATTCCAGTTGCCAAGAGTAGCTACGCTAAACTCGTGACCAACGTTCATTGCAACTACTTCAGCAGAAGTGGCTTTTTGATTAGCTAGGCCTTTGCCCATTTTACGAAACTTGTAGGTGTCGCCAACTACGTTATTACGAACGGTTACAGCAGACTTCAATAGACCAGTGCCTTGATAGGCGTGTTTGACCATTGAGTCAAATTCCGTGACTGCCACGGATGATAGTACGTTACTCATAAGAATTTCCTCGAAAAAGAGTAATATTAAAAATAGTTTTTCAAGGTTTTAGCTGAGTACCCGAGTAAACTTGGTCAGCATTCAACCTAAATTTACTGGGCCTTAAAAGAAAGGGGTGTCCAGTGTCTCGATTATACACCTTTCACCCCATATAAATCAACCAAAAGTTCTAATGTGCGGTTTATTGCCGCCAAAGTCTTGCATCATTTTTTGTATTTTCTTCTCATGGTTCATATCAACACTGCGAAGTAGCTGCCCACTTTCTGACTTTTTAAACATCTCTGTTTCAATGTCTGCCCAGGTCATTCCGGTAGGACTTTCTCCGCCATCAATAGGTAGCTTGACTGGAGATGTTGCTCTAACTAAGGCCTCAACAAGCTCAATAGATTTTGCGTCAGTAACTAAATCCATTACTTTTTCATAATCATCAGAGTCTAGGTTGTTCTTTAAAAAGCCTTCTACTTGCTTAATACGCTCACCAGCGTTATTACCAA